ATCGTCTGGCAAGCCTCCGTGTCGATGTGAGTGAACTACACGCACAGTTCAACCGAGCATTGTTCGATGATACTATTGCCGAGAACGCCCGCCTCAAGGCCGAGGTCGAGCGGCTGACCAAGGCCTGGGATGCGATGCTTTCCGAATGGGCAAGCGGAGAGGAGAAGGATGCCAAAAACTTCCTCAAGGCGTTGGTAATCTGGGACGCCGCCAAGGAGGGCAAGCAGCCGTGAAGAAGCGTCGGCCTGAGATTATGCATCCCGGCCTCAAGCAGCTCACGCCGTATGAGAAACGACTGGCAGCACGGGTGAACAAGGCCGACCGTGATCGCTGGAACGAACTGATGGCCAAACCTTGGAACAAATGGCAACCTCAACCTCCCGCCCCAACAACTACGGCAAAATCAAGCAAGCGGTCATCGAAGCCCACGCCGCCGGCCTGACCTACGCCGACATCGAGGCCAAGTATGGCTACCGCCGCGCAAGCCTTTACGAAGCCGCCCGACACCTTAACCTCAGACTCAAACCATCCAAACATCGCACATGAGAAAGCCCCCTATCAACCTGACCGAGTACACCCATAAGATGCCCCGCCGCTGCCACGCCCTGCTCGTCATCCTCGACGGGGGCAAGGTCGAGCATCCCGAGTTCGTGGCCTACAGCCGGGACGAGTTTGCCGCCGAGCTGGCCAAGTGGAAGCGCACCGTGCTGCCTACCCTTCGCCGTTCCAACGTCGAGTTCTGGGAACTGCACAACGGCGATCACCAGGCGGTCAACCTGCTCAACCGATGAGCCGCCAGAAGATTAATTGCTACGGGCGTCCGCCGGCCAGGCTGGCCGTCCTAGAGGGCATCAAGCACGGCCTGACCGCCAAGGAGACAGCCTATGCCTACGAGTATAGCATCCGTGCCGTGCAAGAAGCCGCCGCTCGGATGAAGGTGTCCTTCATCTGGTCTGGCATCGGTCGACCCCCTAAACACCTGCCTAAGAATAACAATGAACATCAATAAGGGCTGGAAGCGGTTCATGGCGGTTGGCTGCTCCCACGGGATGTATGCCGATCCGAAGGCCATCGAGGGCGTCCTCAAGTTCAAGGAACGCTGGAAGCCCCACATGACCGTCCACCTAGGCGACTTCGTGGATATGACCCCATTCATGTCGTCAGCGCGTGGAAAGGGCGACGCCGTCGAACCCGATATCGGCGGGGGGCTGAAGTTCCTCGACCAGCTCCGCCCGAACGTCGTGCTGGCCGGCAACCATGAAGTCCGCCTGTGGCGCGAAGCGGCTTCGGACGACGAAATCTATTCCGGCTACGCCCTTCGACTGATCAACGACATCACCGAGCATTGCCGGAAGCGTAAAGCCCTGTTCATCGAGTATACCGGCATCTGGCAGGCGTTCCAGTTGGCCAACTACAAGTTCACCCACGGAACCGTCTACGGCGAGAACGCACCCCGGGACATGGCCGAGATGTACGGGAACGTAATCTTCGCCCATACCCACAAGGTAGGTCGCATGACCGGACGCCGGGACGATACTCCGACGGGCATCAGCGTCGGCACCTTGACCCGTAGGGGGGCTATGGATTATGCCAATACGCGCAGGGCCACGTTCGCCTGGTCGCAAGGCATGGTCTTCGGCTACTATACCGACGATAAACTCATACCGTGGGTGCATGAGCAGCCGCACGGCCAAGACGAATGGATTTTACCCGTATGAAGACCGACGAAGTCCTGAAGAAACTCTGGAAAATAAGGTCTAAGGGAGCCGACGAGATTCCCAAAGGCTTCAAGGACTTGGATCAGTTGACCAAGGAATGGAAGGTTCACCGCACGACGGCGCGGGAATGGGTGCTGGAACTGGTCAAGGCCGGCGAGATGAAGCAGCTCAAGTTACGCTTCTTCGACGGTAAGCGTATCCAGATGAAATACTTTTACGGTTGACGCCGCAGGGTGGGGGGGGAGATAACGATCACGCCACCTATGAAATATCTATCCGTCTGCTCCGGCATGGAAGCCGCCACGGTCGCCTGGCACCACATGGGCTGGACGCCCGTGGGCTTCTCCGAGATCGAACCTTTCCCATCAGCCATCCTCAAACACCGATTCCCCAACGTACCTAATTATGGAGACCTCACCAAACACGACGAGTGGCCTATCGAACAAGGAGCAATTGACCTTCTGGTCGGAGGAACCCCTTGCCAGTCTTTTTCCATCGCCGGACTCCGTAAAGGACTTGAAGACCCAAGGGGAAACCTTGTCCTGTCATTTCTTGGATTGGCTGACAAACTCAAGCCAAAATGGATTTTGTGGGAAAATGTCCCAGGCGTCCTGTCGTCAGGTAAACCTAAAGGATCCGACTTCGGATGTTTCCTTCAAGGGTTGGTCGAACTCGGGTATGGGTTCGCCTACCGAGTGCTGGACGCTCAACACTTCGGAGTCCCCCAGCGTCGCCGTCGAGTCTTCGTTGTCGCTTGTCTTGGAGACTGGCGAGCTGCCGCCGAGGTTCTCTCTCTCTCCGAAGGCTTGCGCGGGTATATTGAGAAGGGCGGAGCGAAGGGGAAAGGTTCTACCTCCTTCGCTCAAGGCAGCATTGATGCAAACGGTGCAATTGGGGTCGATTTCAGGCATGAGAGATTTGAGAGAGATGGAAAAGTAGGAACTATTCAGGCTAAAAATACAGGCGGATATTCTTTAAATTATACGCCTGGCGTTGCCATAAGGACGAACAATACTTCATCAAATTCGCCTTCAATTGATGGATTAGAAGGCTTCGGTGGAGAGAAGATTTTCGGATCATACTCTGATCCAAAGACTGCTTTTACTTTGGATACGACCAGCCCCGACTGGAGCCGGAGCGATCAGCTTACCATGATTATGAAGCCGGTCGCCTTTCAGCCAGGAAACCTTCGCCGGCAGGGCGGAGCAAATCCTTCTTCTGATTTTTTCCCTACAGTTTCTACAGATAGCGGAGATCAAAATCCGCATATTGCCATTCCTCCACATACCATCCGTCGACTGACCCCCCGGGAAACCGAGCGCCTGCAAGGTTTTCCCGATGACTGGAGCAGGATTCCTTGGAAAGGTAAACCAGAAGAAGAATGTCCTGACAGTCCTCGTTACAGGGCTTGTGGAAATAGCATGGCGGTTCCTTGTATGCGCTGGATTGGTGAAAAAATTTCAAATTATGAAAATAAACTTCAATCGTAAATTTCACGATGATGCTATCCGCATCGAGCCTGGAGAATGGTTCGACGACGCAATCATTGGTACGTCGAAAGACGGTTTCCTAATCTACTCCTATTACCGGCTTATCGACGTACACATGAGGTACATGAACGAGTCTGAAGAGGATAGTGCGGACTGGATTAACAACAATGTGATTGGCCTGACCTGCGACAACGCACCGACGTTCAAGATTAGTTACGCCGCCAAGTACCAATGGAAGGAATACAAGCCGAGCTGCCTTAAAGGATTGCGTAAGAGGAAATAGGCATCCACAAGTCAAAGAGCCACCATGAAAATCCTTATTGCCTGCGAATATTCCGGCACCGTGCGCGACGCCTTCATAAAGGCCGGACATGACGCCTTGTCCTGCGATCTGCTGCCTACGGATGTTCCGGGGCCGCATTATCAGGGCGACGTATTCGACATCATCGACCAAGGATGGGGCATGATGATTGCTCATCCTCCATGCACACACTTGGCCGTAAGCGGTGCTAGGCATTTCAAGGCAAAGCAGGCCGACGGACGTCAGCAGCAAGCTTTGGATTTCGTCAGCCGGCTGCTTAACGCAAACATCCCCCGTATTGCCTTGGAAAATCCCATCAGCATCATCAGTTCCAAGATTCGCAAACCCGACCAGATTATCCAGCCTTGGCAGTTCGGCCACGGTGAGACGAAGGCCACTTGCCTGTGGCTTAAGAACCTCCCTTCACTTGTTCCGACCGATGTCGTCGACGGGCGAGAGCAGCGCGTATGGAAACTTCCTCCCACGGCTGACAGGTGGAAGATTAGGTCGAAGACTTTCCAAGGCATCGCCGACGCTATGGCCGCTCAATGGGGTTCCCTCTGATGACCACCGAAGATCGCATTTCCGGGGCGAGAGCCTATCTCGCCAAGCTGCCTGCCGCCGTCGCAGGCCAAGGCGGTCACCCTGCCACCTACCGCGCTGCCAGCATTCTGGCCAACGGCTTCGACCTGCCGTGGTCGGACGCCTGGGCCTTGCTTCAGGAGTTCAACGCCCGTTGCTCGCCGCCTTGGTCTGAGAAAGACCTGCGTCACAAGTTGAACGACGCCTACGTCAAGCCGCACGAACGTCAGAAGGGCTGGCTCGTCGCCGGCAAGGAACGCCGTGTCGGCGCGAACGGACGCTTCGTCTTCGACCCAAACCGTGTCGCCGAGCTGGTCGACGTGCAGACGCCGTTCACGACCGCCGACGTGCTGCTGAACTGTTTCAAGGACGAGGACATCATCTGCATCACGAACGAGGCCGGCCAGACCGAGGACGGCAAGTGGTTCCCGGCGTCGAAGGGCATCTTCCTGACCCGCGCCGAGTGGATCACCAAGTTCTTCGGCCCCGGAGCCGTGGGGGCGTCGAAGTTCGCCGGCACGGAGTCGGGGGCTTGGATTCGTATCAACCCCTTTACGCCCGACGACTTCACGGGTACGGACGGCTCGGTGTCGGCCTACCGCCACGTCTTGGTCGAGTTCGACAAGAAGGCCAAGGACGAGCAGGTGGCCATCTTCCAGCAGTCCAACCTGCCCATCAGCCTGCTCGTCGACTCGGGGGGGAAGTCCGTCCACGCCTGGGTGCGTGTCGACGCCCAGACCAAGGAGCAATGGGAGGAACGCCGTAATACGGTGTATGACTACCTTTCGGACCACGAACCCGACCCGCAGAACAAGAACCCTTCCCGCTGGAGCCGGCTGGGGGGTATTATGCGCGGCGAGAACGAGCAGAAGATCGTGGCGTTCAAGATTGGTTCGCTGGACTGGGACGAGTTCATGGCGTGGCGGGAAGGTCAGGACTTCCCAGAGGAGGTCACGACCGATGTCCTTGAGAACTACGACGTCCTGAACGACCCGAACACGGTCATCGGCCACGGACGCTGGTTGCAGAAGGGCGGCTCGCTGCTGATCACCGCGCAGTCCGGCATCGGCAAGTCTTCCTTCGCAATGCAGATGGCCATGTCATGGGCTTGCGGAAGGGAGTTGTTCGGCATCCCGGCGAAGCACCCGCTGAAGATGGGCGTCCTCCAGGCGGAAGGCGACGTCGGAGACATGGCCCAGTCCTTCCAAGGGGTGATGTCGGGCATGAGGCTGAACAACGACGAGAAGGCGATGGTCAGGCAGCACCTGCACTTCTTTAATGAATCGTCGAAGCGCGGGTCGGATATCATTCAGCTCGCCCGTAAGATCATCGTCCGGCATAAGTTGGACGTCATCGTCCTCGACCCGCTGATGGCCTACATCGGCGGCAACATAAACGACAACGTCGACGTGACGAACTTCTGCCGTGGGCTGCTGGAGCCTATGCTCAAGGAGACGGGGTGCATCGCCATCCTGATTCACCACGAAGGCAAGCCGAAGGCCAAGGAGGTCACGGACGGACAGACCTTCTCGGACATGATGTACAGCGGTACGGGGGGTGCGGAACTTGTGAACTACGTCCGCGCCGTCCTGAACATCCGTCGGGAGTCGAAGGACTTGCCGGTGTTCTCATTCAACCTATCAAAGCGCGGCAAGGAAGCCGGGATGCGGACGCCCGACGGCAAGCCTACCCTTGTCCTGAAACTAAAACACGCCGATGACCGGGTCTTCTGGGAGGTCGCTCCCTTGGCCGGCGGTTTCGAGCTGCTCAAGGTCGGGCAGCAGTATCGGCACTTTGAGTCCAAGCCCCGCCTGAGCCGGGGGGCTTTGCTGGAGGAACTGGTGGCGGATCACAAACTCCAGCGCGACCAGGCGGAAGCCCTGATTAAGGCTATGGTGACTAACGGCATCATCGAACCCCGCAAGGTGGGGGCGGCATTGTACTACCAAGGCACCAAATACGACGCCTAGGAAGCCCGTGGCGGCGTTTTCTTCCGTAGTCTGACTACTACTGCCAACCCGACCCCCAGACAGCCTACGCCCAAAGCCCAGCCCAAGTCCCGGCAGGACTGGAGGGCGAGGGTGGCGGTGGACATATTCCGCTCCAAATCCTTGGAGTCCGACTTCAGCCCCCCGTCGGTGACCAGCATGACGAGGGCGTCCGTATTCTGGAGCTGGTCTAGGACGAAGCCTGCAATCCAAGCCGACATGGCTGCGGCGAGGCCGGCGGCGACGACCAAGCCGATGACGGCGAAGAGCAGGTTGCTCTCACTTGCGTCGCTTGGAGGTAGGTCTCTTTTTGGCATCTTTTTTCGGGACGCCTACCTCGGCGTCGCCCTTCGACTTGATATACCTCATCAGGTAATCCAGACATTCTGGCGCGGCATAGCCGCTGGCACCCACAACGCCCATTTTTAGGCCGGCGTTTTGAATATGGTCTTGGATGCAATAGCCGACCAAGGCGGCGGTGATCGCAGCGGCAAGGACACGACGGATTACCCAGCCCAGCGAGACCGGCTCAGTACTGAGGAGAAGTCTGGCAACCATCGCTAGGCCACCTAGGACGCCCGCTATGACGCCGTCTTTGACCTCCCTAGGGATGTCGTCGGGATTGAGAGGTGCCGCACTCACGAAATCTTCGGGGGCTTGGCGTTGGGGGCGAGCAGGACACGGCGGTAGTCCTGATCCCAGAGCATGGCGGCGAGGTCTTTGCCGGCGCGGTCGACTTGGGCTTCAGAGAGTTCTGGGAAGGTCAGGTGGACTTGCTCATGGCAGAGGACTTCCAACTGCCGCTTGGCACCGAGGCGGGGGTCGATTTCAATCAGCCCTTCGCCGATGGTAGCCTGACCCCAGGCTCGCTGGCGACCGAGCTTGACCCACTTGACCTTACTCTTTTGGCGGCGTTTCGTCATGGTCGTTAGAGCGTACGGAATCCCGTACCTTGTCGGCGAGCCACCAGAGGCCGAGGCCGGCGGCGATGATCAGGGTTCCGCCGGCAGCGTATTCAAAATACGGGCTATCGATTATGAACGGCACCGCGCCGCAGAACGCCCCGCATAGCAGGAGGGGGATGCCGATTTTCGGGCCGAGAAAGGCGGTGGTCAGGGCACCGACGACGGCGAGGCCGGCACCGACGAGCGTCCACGTCTGAGCGGAGGCGTCCTTCTTCACGCGCTCGACCTCGGCTTGCAGCTCGACGATGCGGGCGTCCTTCAGCTGCGAGACGCGGGCGGCTTCCTTCTGGTCGGCCTCGAGCTTCTCCCACGCCTTGTTGACGGCGGTGGCGAGTTTGCGTCCGAACTCCATCTGCTTGGCGTAGTCAACGTCCCCTTGGGGCGTGCCAGCCTTGGTAGCCCGGGCCACGGCGAAGGCCACGTCCGCCTCGGGGGGCGGGGGCAGATAGGACTGGGCGAGGCGAGACTCCGCGACGACCACCTTGGGCTTGTCGGCGTTCTTCTCGATGGCCACGAGCGCGGCGCCTACGCGGTGATCCGTCTTGTCGAGGTCTTTGCCCAGGGTCTGGACGGCGTCAGGCTTGGTCGGGGCCGGAGGCTGGACGGGCAGGGGCG